TTTAGAAGTATTAAACGAATGGAGAATCATGAAATAAAATCTATCCATAATATTTCCTTTTCTGGTGGGGGAATAAAAGGAATATACTACATAGGTATTTTAAGAAGTCTTCAAGAATACGGTACTTATAAATATATAAAATCATGGTCAGGAACTTCCATAGGAAGTTTTTTTGCTGTATTAGGATGCCTAGAAATACCTTGGCAATATCTATTAAATATATGTATGAACACTGATATAGAAAAACTTGTAGATATAGATATAAACAACTTTTTACAATCCCAAGGGATGATAAAAGGAAATGAATTCGATAATATTGTTATACAATCTACAAATAATCAAATATCCCATAAAACAACATTCGAAGATTTATGGAAAAAAACCAATAAAACCCTGTATATTTGTGCATACAATGTAGATAAATATAAATCCTTCTTATTTTCACACATAAATTCGCCAAAAATAAGAATTTTAGATGCAATAAAAGCTAGTTGTAGTATACCAATTATATTTCCTCCTAAATACATACATGGAAATTACTTTTATGATGGAAGTACACTAGAAACATTACCAATAACCCATCTTCCATCCCTAGGGACAATTGGATGGGAACTTGAAGAAATAAATAAAGATGATAACAGTAGTTTTTTTAATTCTTTCAAGTTTTTGAAATTGTTATATGGTATGCGGACTAATATACTCAAAATAAAAAATAATTCTGAGTATATAGTGTATAAAATAAAATCTAAACAAAATTTTTTAAATATATTTTTATCAAATGATCAAATATTTAATATTTTTATGGAAGGATATACAAATTCTAAAAACCAATTATATGATAACTACATAGCTATAAAACCTCCTTAGTATTTAATAAGTCTTTTTCCCATTCTCCTTGTTCTAAGTGGCTTTTGTTTTAATTCTGTATCAACTTCCTCCTTAATTATTTTATCATTTGCTTCATCCTTGTTTTTTTTCCATTTTTTCTGACGAAGTTTTGACATTACAGGATCGTAAAATTTAATACAATTTTCCTTTTTCTCTCTTTCCTCTTGTTCCTTTATTTCACGAACTCTCTCCTTAGCTAAACTTAATTTTCTTGTAAATGCATCTTCAGTAAGATCTTTTATAATAGTAATGTAGTCATTCTCATTATCATCAAAAAGATTTAAATTTAATTCATCATTTATCCAATCAACCTTGTTGGCAAAATCATTGAATTCATCCAAATATTCTGTAAATTCACTAAGTTCGTTAATATTGGAAAAAATTTTCTCATGGCGATCCGATGAACTACCCCATGAAAGAACCCAACCCTTTTCAATAGGATTTCTCGTAATCATTGGAATACCACATTTAATAGAATTAGAAATAACACCAGAACACCAACTTGGACGATCTTCAGGCCCAGGTGACCAAGAAGTAAAAACAATTATCAAACTAATCTTTCTATGCTTATTCTTAAAAAGATCATTGTGAGGATTTCCTTCAGAAGATAAACTTAAATATTTATTGTTACCATCCAAAGCACAAGAAATGTTTTGAATAATTTTACTACCCCACTTTCCCGAACGATACCATATATTTTTATTTTTAAAGATACTCAATGTAAGCTTAATATCATCAACATTTCTCCACTGGGGATCATGAGTTAAAAATATATGCTCCATTGTTTTTCTTTACTTATAATTAATACAATTGTTTAAGTTAACTATTTTTTGTTTTTTTACTCAACAACTATTGGTTGTTTCTTTTTAGAAATACGAGTCCTTTTTTTCGGAGGTTCATCTAAATCTTTGTTCTTTCCATAGGGATCCCAAATGGCATCGGCAACACCCAACTTAATAGCCTCAGTTGAATCAATGTAGATGTCCTTAGACATGAAAGAATCCAACTTCTTCTTACTAATATCGGTAAATCTAGAATAAATGTCTCTCATAATCTTCATAATATTCTCATTGTTCTTCATCTCATCCTTCATCTCCTCATAGGTACCCATCATACCACTCCTCATCTGATGAATAAGACAGAAACTGTGCTTCATGATATACCTCTTAGTACCAACAATAGAGAGAAGAGTTGCCGCCGATGCAGCAAAACCATCAATTACAGTGTGAACTTCAACAGGAAGGTTACGAATGTGCTCCAGACCAGAAAGACCAGAAAAAAGATCTCCCCCTTCACTGTTAATAAAAAGAATAATGGGAATCTTTGTATTGTCCCCTGTATGAGTGTACATTTGCTCTTGGTTTACCAACTTCTTACTGAGATTATGGAGAGTTTGAATAAGCTTTAAAATATTAGAACGTGTAACAGGTTTGTGAAAGTAAACCTTATTACCTTCAACACGAAGATCATCTTCTTTACCCCCCATCATTCCTAGAATTTGAGATGGATCAATAGGTAAAACCATTCCATCATCATCTTCTTCCTCACCTCTACGACGACGTCTTGGAGACATTTTTACTGTATTTTATTATTATAACAATTATTTGTTTAAGTAATTTTAGGAAATTATGGGGTAAGATTCATTAGTGTGCATACTTGGTTGTGTTCTCCATAGTTTAATAAAAAATTTAAAAGAGTACGGAGATAGTAAAAAATCATTGTTAAGAATTCAATCAATGGTTTTTTTAATTTGTTTATGGTTTTTTAGGTAACTAATGTTAATTTAAGTTAATAAATTCATTTAAAAATAATGGTTATACAACTATAATAACGAGAATACAGTTAATATGAATACCAAGAATATAAAACTTAAATTTGATGAAATGAAAGTTAATGAATTAAAAAAATATTGTAAAGAAAATGGAATTAAACATATTAGTGGTTTAAAAAAACAAGATATAATTAATAAAATAAAATGTGCAATTGAACAAGACACAGATGACACAGAAGACACAGAAGTAGATGAATATGAAACAGAAAATATTAAATTATACAAAGGTGATTGTTTAGATAAACTTAATAAAATAGATGATAAATCAGCTCAATTAATTTGTATTGATCCACCATACAATATTGGTAAAGACAGTTGGGATAAAATTGACAACTATATTGAATTTATGATAGATGTAATAAAAAAATTGGAAACAAAATTAAGGGATAATGGTAGTTTCTTCATGTTTCATAATGATATGGAAACAATTAGCGAATTAATGGTTAATATTAAAAAAAATACGAAATTTGTATTTAAACAGATGATAGTATGGAATAAACGTTTTGAAAATTCTCCCAAAAAAGGCTTTATGGATGGTTATGTTGTTAAAAATGATATGCATAATTTTAATAAAATGGCTGAATATATATTATTTTATACATTTGACAATTCATACAAATTAAAAGAAAAAAGGAATGAACTAAATATTTCACAATTAGATATCTCAAAAGAAATCTTAAGTAAAACTGGGGGTTTAACTGGGTGGTATAGTAACCTAGAAACTGGAAAAAACATGCCTACACGTCAAACAATTAAACCAATTGAAAAATATTTGGGACTTAAATATGAAGAAATTACACCAAAATTTAATAATCAAAAAACACATCATAGTGTTTGGAATTATGATATGGCTAAACGTTGTCCCGTTCACATAACACCTAAACCAATCGATTTATTAAAAAATATTATTTTTCATACAACTGACAAAAATGATACAGTATTAGATTGTTTTGCTGGATCGGGGAGTATGGCGTATGCTTGTAATGAAACAGAAAGAAAATGTATATTAATTGAGAAATGTGATAAATACTTTAATTATATTGTTAACAAATTGGATACTACAAAATAAAATAAAAAATACTTGTATCTAAATACACATTATTTTTTATTATATAACAATCATAGTTACAGACAATTACATACTATATTTCTTAATTCATCTATCCATATATCATCTGTAAATGTATTTTCTCCGAGAATGAAGTTACCTCTTCTTGACATAGGGAGTAAATTACATCCTGTTATTGTTATATATTCATCACTACGAGGTATGTTATGTCCTAATTGTATGTCTGTGTTTTTTATACGTACTCTATTGTCCCTGCCAGCTTCAGCAATATCATTTAGATCAATTCTTTTTTTTGTAATTACACATATAGATTTTCCGTCACGGTCAAATATTTGTCTATTTTTGTAAAAGTTAATTAAATTTTGCTTACTTTTTTCTAAAAGGTCTCTTATACCTGAAGTTTCATATACATCTTTATCTATATGTTTCTCAAAGCCATATACGTTAATCATAAATGTAATCCAGTCAATATAAGCACAGGCAATATCGTAAGGCGTTGAAGCATCTTTTTTTGGGATAGCACAAGGTTTTTTTTCTTTGGTTTTTATTTTTCTTTCCTGCTCTGACGTTAAAAAATTCGGATACAAGCGTGATGCACGGTTTTTAAAAACAAAATCATCATTACCAGGTGTTAAGTATATTGCTGTGTGTGTACTATTCACAAATTTTTTTGTAAAATCATTAACTATGAACATGTCCTTAAAATTTGTTTTACAATATCCAACATGTCCTTTTGGACGTACACAACATTTATAACCCCAGTTCTTTTTTAACTCTTTCCAAGCATCGGGTATACGATCTTCGTTTGTTACTTTAGGGTTGGATCGAATCTTTTTTAAACATAGATTGTTTGTATAAAAATCATTTTTTTCTGATTTTTCAGAAATTTCTATTTCACTAATTTTAGAAATAAGTTCTTCTTCTTCAATTGCACATTTTATTTTATTAATTATATCTTGTTTTTTTAAACCACTAATACATTTAATTCCATTTTCTTTACAATATTTTTTTAATTCAATAACTTTCATTTCATCAAATTTAAGTTTTGTATTCTTGGTATTCATATTAACTGTATTCTCGTTATAATATAATAACGGTACCAAACCTTAAATTAATTATTTTTTGTTTTTTTTACAATCACATCCTAACAGACTTTTTTAAAATATATTAAGTATATGTAAATTTTTTTAATTATCCTCGAATTAAAATATTTCTATATAACAACACACAACAATGGCGAGACGAGGAAATAAGTTTGGAACATTTACACCTGACAATGTTCTTATGGTTATTCTAGGACTCATGGTGTTCATGTATTGGATGTGCAATTCATCGTTCATAGAAAGAGAACACAAATCTCTCTTTGGAGAAACCCCCCCAACAACAAAAAAATTAATGCAAATGGCACAAACAAAACCCGTAGTAATTCTAGTTCATGCACCTTGGTGTGGATTTTGCAAAGCAATGATGCCAGAATGGGACAGTTTCCAACAATCAAACCCACCAGCCCATGTAGTTAAAGTAAACAGTGACGAACACCCCCACATAGCAAAGGAACTTGGTGTCCAAAGTTTTCCCACTATAATGGGTATTCCCCGTAATGGACAGAGACCAGTTTTGTATAAGGAACCCAATAGAAATAAAGAGATGTTCATGCAATTCACCTCCACCCTTATGTAAAAAAACAAATTTTAATTAACTTAAAAATACCAACATTGATAGTAGTAGAATTAGTCAACATGGCTCCTACTACTAAGAGTGTTGAAGAAACTTATCAGAAAAAAGATCAAAGAGAACATGCCCTCCTCCGTCCTGGAATGTACATTGGGGACATCGAAGAACATGAAGAAGTCACGTTTTTATGGTCTGAAGCTGATAGTAAAATGAAGGAACGTAAAGTTGTTTTTAATCCTGGGTTGTATAAGTTATTTGATGAGATCCTTGTTAATGCTATTGATCAGTGGCAGAGAGAAGGTGATGAGGGGGTTAAAACAATTAAAGTGGATATTACCGATGATTCTTGTACAGTTTATAATGATTGTCAAGATGGTATTCCTGTTGTAGTTCATAAAGAACACAAATTATATGTTCCCGATATGATATTTGGTCATCTTCTTAGTGGTAGTAACTATGGTACGGAGAAAAAAACTGTTGGTGGAACTAATGGACTTGGAGCTAAATTGTGCAATATTTTTAGCAAAGAGTTTACCGTTGAGATTTCCGATGGTAAAAAGAAGTTTACCAAAACTTGGTTTAACAATATGTCCTCCCAGCAACCTCATAAATTAGGTACATCTAAGAAATCTTATACGAAAATTACTTGGACGCCTGATTTTGAACGTTTTGGTGCTACCCAGTTTACCCAAGATATGAAAGATATTTTCTACCGTCGTTGTATGGATATTGCAGCTCTTCTTGCTGGTAAAACTACTATTACTTACTGTGGTAGTAAACTTCCTGTTAAGAATTGGAATCAATATGTTGGCAGTTTTCTCATTAACACTGTTCGTTCGGAAACTTTTGTGAATGATCGCTGGAAGATTACCATAGCTCGTGGGGAGGAATTTCGTCA